TAACTCTTGATCATTGCTTGCTTTCCTTCTTTAGCTTTTTAATACGCATGCGGTCACGCTGCTGTTTCGTCATCGCCGCCTGACCATCGTTCAAGGATGAAGACCCACCCCTACTAGTTACGTTAAACTCCGTGCCACGACTTATAATATAGCCTGTCGTGTCTTCGCCCTCGGCTCTTGGATCATCTTCGAAACCGCTCATTTAAACCTCCTGCTATTTGTTTTGTTGTTATGATGTGGATGTCACCAATGTGGTAACCTCGTTTCTCAAAATTTTTGTTGTGTTTGCGCGTTCTTGCTTCCGCGATTTCCGCAGCTTGAACCTCGGAACTTGCTCTGACCTTCACGACACGCATTTGCTCTGCCACCAAAACCACTTCATATTTACCCAGCTTGCCATATTCATACGCACCTCGATCACTGTACAAAGCAGTGGGCTTTGGCTTCTGGCGTGAGGCAAACATTGTGGTAATGTCAAACTTCTCTACAGGGATAATCATAATCGTCCATCTCCTTTTCGCGCTGCACCTCTTCCCAGATATCAATATGCTGGTTGCCATACTGATAAACCCAAGCCTCTCGCGCCATCCAGACAGCATCCTCCTCCATCTGAATCAGCATATCCTTGACCTTACCCATTGTCTTGCCCTCTCATAATTGTTTCCATGACTTCGGACACCGAACCTTCGACCCACCAGCCACCGTTGTTGTGGTGACCGTCATGAATCCGTGTGACCTCACGCTCGATATTCCCAACCCTACGCACCTGACTATATACCGTGAATGATGTACCAGTAAAAAACATGACGCCTTCTGGCTTAAACGAATGTGTGCATAATCTGGTTAACACAAATGATTTAGTCATTTTTAAAACTCCTTGTCCTTGGTTCTTTCGCCTTCAAACACGAACTCTCTATGGTAGGCCAGATACTCTTTGCATCTGTCGCCTTTGATTATAGCCTTGACGTTCGACTTTATTCCCAACGTTGCAAGTAATGCACCAGTGATTTTTTGGCTTCTTTTCAGGGTTCCATCATCGGTAAAAGAAATGTAACCACAGTCAAAAAGCTTATCCGCATTCGGAGACAGCATGAAACCGTTTTGCTGATCTATCTTCTCACCAGTGTTCTCACATGCAGCGTAGGGTTTGATGTGACTCGCGATTAAAAACCTAGCATCGCTGATTCCAGTGAAAGGACAGACAGGCTTGTGGTTTATGGATGCCAGTAACCTATTCCTAAACATGTTTCTTAGCCTGCGTTCCTCCGCTAGTTCTTCCGGTGTCTTCTCGTGATTTCTCTTAATCTCCCCATCCTTTGGAACACCGCCCGCGTTACCTGAATAGCCCTTTTCAAACTGACCATTAGGTTTTCTTACCGCATCAGCCTTGCGTTCCTCCGCCGTCAACCTGTCGCGAGTCATGTCAAAGCTGTTATCGTCACTAAGATTTAAAGACTGTGCGTAACTGTTTAGTTCTGTCAAAGCTTTGTTTCTGGTGTCGTAGTTCCCTTCGATATACTCTTCTGTGCCATACACCGCCAAGAAATTCAGGATTACCTTGGCTCCAATGGGGGTGCAGTAAGTAGCACGAGACTCGTTGTAAAAAGGGAAAGCAATTGAGAAAAATTCCTTTTGCTCCTCTGTCAAAGATTCCTCTTTGTGGCAAGGCGACAGGTCTTTAGATAAAAAAGTAGACCCCTTGTCGTCACCGGTAAACCTAACACCAGTAATCAAACGAACAACATCAGTTCTCTTCCGCAAAGCAGAACGATCAAAACTGTCATGCCGTAGCATTGGACTGATTATCTTCTTTACCTCCTCGATGTTCGCCGCGCTAATCCCTGCGGTTATTTCCCCTGTTTCCAAAGCCGGTGACGTATCAAACAAAACAGGTATGACCGGTGCTGCCGGCGCGCGGTTGCGCCGCACTTCAACCTGAACTGCCTTTCGCGCTCCACCAACTTCTGACCCCGAACGTAACTTGCTGGCATCAATGTTACCCAGCGTCAACTTACTGCCGGACAGGCTTAATTTTTTTGGTTTCGATAACATAATCACCCCCAATCCTTTCGATCTTCCTCTTCGTTAAAGCCCTTGGTGTAGTCAACAATCTCACCGGCTGTCATATCTCGCAACTCGACCCTCGAACCTTTGCCTGTCCCCTCCGGATACCAGTGGGGGTTGAAAGGCCGATGATAATACCTGTCCGCTGAACCTCGATCCATCGGACTGCCGTGTTTAGGTTTATCAATCATCATCAACCTCCCTACACATTCACATGACCAAAGGTATACCGAACCTGAACATGAATTTGATAATCAGGAAAATACTCGTAGGCTTTTCGAAGGTCTGAAGCCACACGCAAGACATTTGTGATAAACTCTGACAGATCTTCATCCTCGATGGGATCGCCATACATTGAAAAGTCATGGCCCACCGCAAATGGTATCGTACCGATTATTTCCTGCGGCTGTTTGATCCCACCGATACTGTGATGCGGCTCCGCAATGATGACAATCTCTGCATCATTCATGTAATCCCACACTTTTGTGCGCTCGTATTCTTCGACAGACTTATCTTTGTCAACCTCATGATTGTGCTTCACCTCACGAAGGAAAGATTCAAGCCCCTGCTTACGGTTCTTCCCATCATTGTTGATGTTCTCAAGCCTGCTTAACACATATGCTCTATCCATTTTTCCAAAATTAGTCATTAGCAAAATACCTCCTTACCAAATGTACCTAGTTGAATAATGTAGTCATAATCATAGGCATCCAGTTGACCAAGATCGCTAAACACCAAGCCCCTGCGATGGTCGTCAAGCCTTGCAATACCCTCAACAATCACATCAAAAGAATTCCTGTACCAGCGTATGGGCTGCGGCTCACCGTCATCCACATGCATGATAACTTCGAAATTCTTTTCGACAATTTGTTTGCCATCTTTCAGGTCGTTGTCACCAGTGTGGATGTACTCGATCCAATGGTTGCTGCCGCCCTCGAGCGCACCAATCCAGATGCATTCTGCAATCTCGATCCACTCTTCCTTCGTTGGTGCGTACACCAGATGAATTGTCGGCATACCCGCGCAACCCATTTGAACTTCTGCATCAATAGTCATTTTATGTCTCCTCGCTTCAAAGCATTTGTGATTAACTTGTTGGACAACTCATGGCGGTCATGCGGCTTCCTCTTGCTTCTTGGAAGCATGGTCTTTCTAGAATAAACGTCAATGCGTTTGAACACTTCTTCGATCACTGAAACCGTAGCGTCAATGGCGTCATCATCAGGACAGTGGCCTTCAACGTGCTGAACCCAACCGCCATCGCGTAAACTTTCCATGTCATTCAACAAACAATCTTTTAACTCTTCGTTGGTCATGTCTTTTAAATAGTTCATCATTTCACCTCCTCTTCTAAATCTTCGCTCCCTGCCTCATCCCATTGCTGAAACCCTTCATGTGCATCATCGGGATACCAATAATCAATCTCAAAATCCTCATCCATCTATTACCCAGCCTTCCTCAATTAACTGCTGGGCAATGTCGTTAGCAAACCGGTGGTCAATGACCAACGCATCACCCCAACGAATGTGAAAATCCTTTGTGCCTTCACAAGCCTGATCCAAATTGTCTTTGGCATCGGCATTCAACGGCTGGCACAAGAATATTGAACCGTGGTTCTCGAACCTGTAATCAACTTGCTGCATTTTTCGCCCCATAAAAACCTAGCTTTTTGTTGCGGATCATCGAAATAACATGATCATAATCTTCAACGACAGCGACACCATTTACCCCAGCACCATTGTAATCAACGCCAAGATCATAATTTCTTCGGGTCTCTGAAATCACAACGAACGAACGATCACACAAATAATACCGGTCACCATTCATCAGCGTTAATTCCAATTCAATAAACTTATCCATTCTTCTTACCTCCATAAGCAATTCGCTTAGACATAGCCGCTTTCAACCAAGCACGATTGTTGATACTAATGTGCAAGACACGCGCACTTAGTGTCGGCTTGCGATAAGATAGGGTCTTGACCCTCGGCTCTTGGTTCTTGGTGGTTGTCATCACTAAAACTCCCTGATAAAATGAACCTCTTATGTAGACATTAAATGATCATCCCATATAGTCAACAATAAAATGCATAAAAATGTACCTATAGTGTTTTCTCCTCAAAAAAAGAGGTGTGTCTTAGTAAAATATTCGTGTGACGAGCGTGACGGCGTGACGAATCTTCTGTAATGCACGGTCACCAATAGTTACAGTGGTCACACTTAAGGGAAAACAAGTGTGACGAGTAGGCTTGAAGTGTGACGAGTTGAAGAAATTACAGATGACAGGCAAATTCAAATTGAAAAATATTTTTGTAAATCTGAGGAGAATAACCTATGGAACCTGAAGAAACGCCGAAGAATAAGGGCGGAAGGCCAGCGGGTTTAACCAACCGCCAACGAGAGTTTGCAAAATACATTGTCGAGGGTGTCTATTCCAACGCGGAGTGTGCCAGAAAGGCAGGATATTCGGAGGACAGTGCTACTGTGCAGGCATCAAAGCTGCTCAACGGTCGAGACTTCCCCGAAGTTCCGGAGTTGATAAAGGAAATGCGCGAGGCAAGAGAACGCCGATACCGCATCACCTTGACCGGACAGTTGAAGAGGCTGGAAGAACTGTCGCGGGGCGCCGAAGAGTCTGGTCAATTTTCTGCCGCCATCAACGCTGAAAAAATCCGCTCCGCCCTTGGTGGCTTGACGATCGATAGACGCGAGGCTAACCACATCCATCAACTGGACACCCTGTCACGCGAGGACATAGCCGCGAGACTGGCTGATCTACGCAAGAGCTATCCATCTGCATTTGACGATATGAAGAGGGTCACCGATGCCAAAGACAGAGAAAAGCCTGTCGAGTTTATTGAAGCAAAATTTACCGAAAAGGAGCCATTACCAGAGGATTGAGAACCGCGCCGGCGAGGGGATGCCTGACGTTTATATGTGCCTCGATGGCGTACCGGTATGGATGGAGTTAAAAATAATAAAAAGTAACCGCGTTTCGGTTAACAAGTCACAGATCGCGTGGCATTTGGCGCATAACCGTTGCAACGGCGTTTCTTTTTTCTTGCTCCACGACCCCTGTCAGGGCGACCTATTTTTATTTGACGGCGCAAAAGCTTTGGAGATTCAAGGTTCGAGGGTCGATGACCTGCGTCCTGCGGCTTTGTTTATAGGATCGATGAGGGATTTGGTCAAGGTTCTGCGTCCTGCGTCCTTGGCTAGCTGGTCTGCGTCTTTTATTGCGTGAGTCCTGCGCCCTGCGTCCTGCGTCCTGCGTGTCATGGATAAAAAAGAGGAGGACGAAAGCCCTGCGGCCTGCGCCCTCCAGTCTAGGGAGATAGTCTCATGAATGTAG